ATAAAAATTTGATCCAAGCGGATGGGCTGTTGTAAAGAGAGAATAGTCTACCTCATCATCTGCCAAAGCAAATTGAGTAATGACAAATCCAGCACCCTTGGATAACAATTCTCGTCCCTTTGTAGTCAAAATAGCATCAACTGTGGTCGTTGCGTTGTTTAAATATCCCATATTTGTTTAACCTCTGAAAAAGTAAAGTAAGTATCACGAATCAAGTTTGAGGTGAAGATATATCAATAAATAGTATTCTACCATTGATTTATCTCACATCTAGAATTGGGCCACCTTCATCTGTCGTTCTTTGAATTGGAGTAGCTCCGGATGCCACTACCAAGATGTCTCCCGCAGACGGAATCACTTCCACAGCCGGACCTCCATCGGGGGTAGTATCATCAGTTTGTACACATCCAAGCCATTGATGACATATAGTTCCTCGTCGCATATCTCGGAAAAATCTATAATGAGACGAGTGATATCCAGAAAATGGAGGATTAGTTCCCAAAGATGATATCAATTCAACTTTATCATTAAGAAGAACGGCAAATTGAATACTAGAACTTTGCTCCGCCACAAACTGCATTGGTTTCCAATTAACCATATCTATCGATGGAGGATTATTACTGGTTATGCCAGTTGATAGTGCGGGGGCGATACACACATATTCTTTGCCATTACCACTTGCCGCTGGTCCTGTTTGATTTAACTGAACAACAAAATCATTTTTTACATAAGTGGTTGTTGGATTCCATGTTCCCAAATCTATTAATATTGATTCATTCAATCTCTTCAAATTCAATACAAATACCACTACTTTACCATCTGGCCTATCAAAATATGTGATCGCTCCATTTTGAGAAAAATCCACACGAGGATTAATAGTATTCACATTAACAAAATTAGGAACTGCGAGTGTTGTTCCTGATGAAATTCCTATAACAGATCCTCCGATGAAATTTTGAACCAATAGATTGAAAAATGTCTTATCAGGATCAACTAATTGAGACACACTTACCACACCAAATTTGGTTAGTAATGATCTACTAAAATCATTCAATTCTGTTATGCTATCAATAACAATAAATTGAGTATCTACTTCATTTGATACCCCAATAGGTAGATTTGTATCATAATACGAGGTATTGGCTTTCAATTTATCTATGTCTGAGATTTCAATTAACGTTTCATGATATGACTTATTCGCCGATACTTCAAGAAATTCATTTTCAACATCAATCGAAGATGTCAGCAAATTAATCTCAACATTACTAATAATTTGATTATCTTCCACTATATCCAATATAGCAGTGGATTCAATAAATTGACCAGTTGTAGTATTAGGAGCGGATGTAATGGCATTGGCTTCCAACGTTGGAGTCATATCTGCATTCCTAGTACCCAATCCACTCACATTCACAGGAGATAATTGAATTTTATTTCTTTCCAATATTGGAGATTCCAATACAATTCCGGACAATAATTTTGCTTTTGCTGGAATCAATTGTTTTGCTTGGGAAAACATTGGAGTAAGCAAATTTTCCACAAATTCCATGTATGAATTGAAATTATGAACAAATGAATAATTGGTCCAATAAAGTTTATTCAATTCCTCAAGGGGGGGATATTGATTTGTATATAGGAACCGGGGATCTCCAATCAAATCTTGAAGATCAATACTTCCAAATACCTTTATGATACTATCATTTATTGCATCAATCGGAGAAAAGAAAAATCCAATTGTATTCGATGATTCCCTATTCAATCTCTTATCATCCACGGACACCATACTTTTATTATGAGATAGAACTGGGATCTTTTCCCCTGAACTTATATCTTCCATAACAATAGGAATAGCCGGTGGTTCGATGGTGATTTTATTACTTACAAACTGCGATGTTCCAATGTTAGGACTATATCTTAATATGGTTCTATTTACCGTCTCCATGCTCAACGGCCAAATGGGTTCATTCAAAAATCCTGATGCGGTAAATTCCGAAATCACTGATCCCGGGGCTTCATTGGGAAGTCGTTGCAATGATGATGTTGGAATGCCCAAGTTTCTCGGTTTATTAAAACTCAATCGAACAGGAAGATTGTCTTTAGCAGAAAATACAGTATTTCCATGATATAACCCCGGATATTGTGCATGAAATTTAATATTAGATTCCGTGATAGTTTCAGTCCACATCCTAAATTCATCAATTAATCCAATAAATGGTTGCCCCTGTAATGACCCACTTGACCCAAGATACAATATAGATCCAGTTGCCCAATTTGATAATGATCCAGTTTGTACCGATATTTCTGCAAAATCTCCTTCCAAATCAGTTCTTATAGACCATAATAAAATAACGGATGGAGATATCTGTTGTACTGTTATGTTATAAAATTCTCCAGAAAATAAAAGTGGATGAACAGAGGATGATACCACAGAAGTACCAACCGAATTAAATACTTCAACTATTCCATCCACAGATTCCGGAAACGTGGGAGTTAATTTTATTCCCCATTCTGAATCAACATTGAAAAGAACACTTTCGGTAGATGCCAACGTAGACATTCTAATTTGAATTGTCGATATCGTTGGGTCGTAGGGTATTAATACATGTGCTCCAATATCAATATCAAGTGCGTTCGTTGTTTCCTCGATCAATTCATATGAATGAGTAACTTGCGAAGATGGCACCGAAGATTCCCTGATTTGAACAGACGTTGGAAGAACTCCATATATATTTAATAAAGTTCTCAGGGCAGTTTTTGTTCCCTTTGTCTTTATTAAAAACATATGATTATGAAGGAATCGTTTCCACGTCTCCGTTGCCAATTCTCTATAAATTTTAGAAGAAACGGATCCGATATCTCCCACCGTATAATCAACCAAAGATTTTAAAGAATATTGGCTAGGTAAATCTACTCCAAATGAAGATGCAATATTCCAAATAACGTCGGGAGATAATCCTTCTAATGGATCACTTGATCTATTATAAATCAATTTTAACGCATCGGCATATAATTTGATAACATCAAATTGATGACCAATCATATCCATAAAGGTGATAAAATCAACAGAATTAGGATCTTCGATAATATAGGTAGGAAGATTTCCAGCCAATCTATTCTGATTTTGCAAATCATACGATGATGCTATATATGAAATCGCATCCAACCAACTAACCAATCCGGAAAAATCTCCCTCTGGAACTAACTGTGATCCTGCTGCTATTCCATATAAATCTGCGGAGGATGCGGATTGTACTGTTATAGGAATTCCATTGACTTTCGGCCATGTCATGTCTGACATAAAATATATCTGATCCATTTTTCCATTATCTCCCGAAAACGAAGATGAATATGGAACATCAGATTCATAAAATAAAAATCTCTCGAATGCATCAAAAGATCGAATCAAGTCAACTTTTTGCTCCGAAATATTTTTCAATCCACCATAGGCCAATGATCCTGTTATACTTGTTATTCCAGACGCAGCTAACGATGAAGATTGTTCTTGAATTACATTTTCAAAATCCTCCAACAATACTAACTTATTACGAAATGCATTTAATCTAGCTTGGGCGGAACTATAAAATACAAAATTAGAAAAATCATTATATGCAACATTTAATTCAGCCCCCTCAACCGCAGTAACAAACCACTGTTCCAATACTGGATCAGTTAAATTGGCCCCATCAAATGATCCTGTGGTAAACAAATCTCTCATTGTCACATTATCAATTTGAGATCCATCGATGTTTCTAACATTAACATTTTTATTCGGAGGACGAAGATATACCCGCAGTCCTTCTCCCGGAACAAATACAACAAATAATTGGTCAAGATACGACGGAGACAATTCCCGCACAATCCAGCATTCAGATAAAATATCTATTTCTGGGGGAAGTGGCTTGTATAATTTTAAAAATAAACTTCCCCCATTTTGTGCATCGATAGCATCTGATTCGATAGAGGACGGAGAAACATATTTCCAATTTAAAATAAGAGATTGAAAATCTTGTCCAAAATTCAATAATGTTTTTCCAATACGAGTATCATCAAAAAATGATTCTATTTTTCCAGCCGTCAATCTTCTAACGGAATTAATCAATGAATCTTTTAAAGGAATTGGGATTGGTATTATCTCCAATTCCCACGGAAATGATAATGTCAGAGTATCAAATATTGGAATGGACGGTTGAATATCAATATTAATAGCCAATCTCTTCTGCCGAGACTGGGCGGAATTATATACTCCAATAGTTACTGGAAAATAAAATGCAGA